ACGCTGTCTCTAATTTAATTGAAACTGGTGAAAAAGAAAAAGAAGCAAGAGAAACTATAATTAATATTATGTCTACTAGAAAAGAGAAATCAAAACAAGATATAGAAGAAACACTAAGTAAAGTTGAAAATTATTTAAAATTGAAAGATTCTAATGAAGCTTCTAGTAATCAAGAAGATAATTCTGATGATGTTAGTTATGAAGATTTTAAAAAAGTAAAAGGATTTGAATATTATTTAGAAGAAAAAGGGAAGAATATAAAAGTTGATGATAAAATGATACAAGTGTATTTAAAACAAGAAAATATAAATATGAGTGTAGAAGATTTTAAAAAGCTACAACATAGAGTTATAGAATGGGATAAAAATAGAAGTAAATAACTGTAAAGGTAAAGAGCAGTGAAATATCTGCTCTTTTTTTATTACAAAAAAAGGAGGTTGATGGAATTGGGATAGCTAGAAACATAAAGATATTAGTTTTCTATGAAGGAGTAGATATAACTGAAGAAATACAGCCTAGCATTTCATCAATGACTTACACAGATAACTCAAAAAATGCTGTAGATGATTTGGAAATGGATATTGAGAACTTAGATTATAGGTGGCTTAATGAATGGTATCCTGATGAAAATGCAAGATTACTAGTTGGAATAGTTCAAACAGAAAATGGAAAACCTAGATTTTTGGATCTAGGCTCTTTTTATGTAGATGAACCTACTTTTAATAATCAAAGATTATCCTTAAAATGCCTTGCATTACCGTTAGACCAAACTATTAGAGAGCAAGTTAACAGTGTTGCATGGGAGAAAATAACTCTATCTGAACTATTATCTAAAATAGCAACTAAGCATGAGTTAAGCTATGAGTTACATTGTGATAATGCCTTCTTTGATAGACTAGACCAAGATAGAGAAACAGATTTAGGTTTTTTAAATAGGGTTCTATCTGAAACAGCTCTAAGTTTGAAAGTTACTGATGACAAGCTAATAGTCTTTAATGATGACGCATTAATTGATAACGATAACATTGATATCTTTAATATTAAAGATTTTCGTATTAGAAGCTTTACTCTAAAGAAGAAAAATCAAGGTGTTTACGATAAAGTGGAAGTTAGTTATTATGATGCAGATAAAAAGAAACACATTGTTGAGACAATTACAAAAGAAGAACTTGAGAAAAGAAATGAGGTAAAACATGCTTGATGACGGCAGTGGATATTTAGCTTTTAAAGAAAAAGCTAACAAAACAAAAAGTAAAAAAAGAGTTAAAAAAGCTAAGACTAAAAAAATTAAAACTAAGGGAAAATCCCAAGCTAAAAAAGTGGCTGAGAAAACTTTAAAAGATAGTTTGAAACAAGAGTACTCTATAAACTTAACTGTTGATGGAGATGTTAAATACTGTGCTGGTTGCATTATAGAACTAGATGATAGTTTTGGTAGATTTGCTGGAAGATATGTAATTGATAAAGTTACACACAATATCTCAGGAGACTACACTTGTGATATAGAAGCTTTTAAAGTTGGTGCTAGACAAAATGCAGAAGAGAGAGCAAAAGCAATTGATAAAGCTAAAAGAGATAAGAAGGAAAAAGAGAAAGAAGCTAGGAAGAAAGCTAGAAAAAAAGAAAGAGAAAAAAGAAAAACAAATAAGATTAAAAATAAAAAGGTGGTGAGTAAGAATGCTGGATATCTTGAAACAAGGAGAAGTAAATGATATAGACATAACTAATGGTAAAGCGAGAGTTATATTTCCAGATAGAGACAATAAGATTTCAGATTGGTTAAATATCCTGGTTCCATTCTCAGAATCTCATTCGGATAACTATCATCTTGAGAAAGGGCAAACTGTTATAGTTTTATCACTACCAGATATGATGGAACAGGGCTATATTTTGGGTTGCCCTATGAGACCTTCAGAAATTTCCGAGGGGGAAGTAAAAAGGACATTCTCAGATGGTGGATTCTATTCTTACAAAGATGGAGTTTTGACATTATCTCCTGTCACAAAAGTAGTTATTACTGCAGATGTGGAGATTAAAAAGTCTTTAACTGTTGATGGAGATACTACTTTTAAATCTAATACAGACACCAAAGGTACTGCTATGTTAGACGGGATTAATCTTAACTCTCATACTCATACAGGAATACAACCAGGAAGTGGTAACACAGGAGGTCCATCATGATAGGAAGCTTAGGAGATATAATTTTTTATGCTAGTGACTTGAATGTATTTTCTTTAAAGAAAGAATTATCAAGAAGTAGAAAAGCTAAAATTACTCAACATGAACCTATTTATGGGATTGGTAAAGTAAGACAACAAGGTAGAGAACTTATGGAAGTTAGTTTATCAATAGAGTTAATAGCGGGACTTACAAAAGCTCCTAGTCTACATTTACAGATGTTAAAAGATTTCATGGAGTTAGGGAAATTTGCTCCTCTAATACTTGGATATCATGTGATAGGAGAGTTTCCATTTCTAATAACTGGGATAGACGAAACATTATCGCATTTTAATGCGGTTACTGGAGAGTTTGATTATATCAATCTGGATATAACCCTATTGGAGTATGTAGATGACCCTTTACAGTATCAAAAAAAGATAGAGTACAGACAAACAGCTAAAACTATTCTTGGAGTTGAGTATGAGGACACTGTAAAAAATCTACAAAAGAAGGTGTTTAAGCTATGATATATTTGATAAACTCTAAAGATGATATAAATTACAACCCACAAAATGAGATAGAAGATGTGGTAAGAAATGTACACATGATTCTAAGAGTAACAAAGGAAGAACAGCCCCTAATGAGAGAATTTTCTTTAGATAGTAATATGGTTGATAAGAACATTCCTGTTATTAAGAACAAGCTAATTGGCTTGTTGATGACTAATTTAAAAGAATATGAGCCAAGAGCACTACTTAAAAATTTAGATTTAAAGTTGGAAAATAATGACTTAGAAATAATGCTAGAAATAGAGGTGATTATATGATAGATGATACTTATGAAATAATAGATGCAAATGCTGAAGAACTGAGACAGCAAATGCAAGAAAAGTTTGAAGAACTTAGTGGACGACAAATCTCTAAGTACTCTCCAGAAGGTCTTATCTTTGCTAGTGTTGCATATCTAATTGCAATGAGAGAAGAGAACTACAATGATAATCTAAAGCAGAACTACTTAAAATATGCTAGAGATTATAGATTAGACTTATTGGGAGATAGATATGGAAATAGAGGACTTAGATTAGAAGAGCAATATGCTAAAGCTACTTTTAGATTTTCTATCATATCTGCTAAACAAAAGAAAATTGTTATCCCAAAAGGGAGCTTGATTAGATATAATGACCTTTATTTTGAAACCAATGAAGAGTATTCTATTGCAGAAAATACCTTGTTTGTAGATGGCATTGCAACATGTAAGACTCCTGGAACAATAGGAAATAATATTCCTGTTGGACATATCAATACAATGGTTGACTTATATCCTTACTTTTCTAAAGTAGAAAATATAACAATTTCAAATGGCGGAACAGACTTGGAAGAAGATGAAGTGTATAGAGAAAGATTAAGATTAGTACCCGACTCTTTTTCTGTTGCTGGGTCTGAGGGGGCTTATGTGTTCTGGACATTGTCCACTTCTCCTGAAATAGTTGATGTTACTGTTAAAAGTCCAAAGCCATGTGAAGTCGACATTTATGTTCTTACAAAAGATGGAGTGCCTTCTGAAGAGTTGAGAAGTCAAGTTTTAAAGGTTGTAAATTCTGATGAAATAAGACCTTTAACAGATAAAGTTACAGTAAAAAGCCCTGAAGTTGTAGATTACAAAGTTGAGTTTGATTATTACATAAATAAAGCTGATGAAATTAATATTAACTCTATAAAAGCTAAAGTACAAACAGCTGTAAATGAGTATATAGAATGGCAAAAAAACAAGTTAGGTAGAGATATTATTCCAGATGAACTAATTAAAAGATTAAAGCTTGCAGGAGTAAAGAGAACTGTTATAACATCTCCCACTTACAAAAAGCTAGAGCCACATCAGTTTGCTAAATGCAATGCTAGTGTAGTAGTCAATTATCTAGGAGTTGAAGACATATGATATTAATATATGACTTGAAATTAACAGACATTGCTGCAGTATCTACTTTAGATGATGCTACGACTAAATGGATTTATAAGTCTATAGACTTTGTCTTGAGGAGTAGAAATTCTATCATAAATAGTGAATTAAAGAAGCTAGAGATTATAGATTTGATGAATGAGCAAGAGATTAATATGCTCTTATGGGAATACTCTATCTACACTAAAAATGCAACTCTTGAAGAAAAGAAAAAAATAGTTAAAAGAGCTATATTTTCTAAGATTAATATGGGAACAACTAAGGTATTAAAAGACATGTGCGGTCTATTGTATAAAGGCTTTGATGTAAAAGAATGGACAGACTATAAGGGTAAACCTGGTACTTTTAGAATCTATACGGATAAGAAAATAACAGATCCAAATGAGTATAGAGAATTGATGGAAAACATAGAAGCTAACAAGAATGTTAGAAGCCACTTAGATTATATAGAGTTAAAACAAGTAAACACATCTAAATACTATATATCTGGATTTAAGGAAATAACATTGCTAGCAACTAAGGAAAATAAAAAGAAAGACTTTACTGTGAATAATGCAATTTATATCAAAGGATACAAGCAAATAATAGGAGGTATTAGCAAATGAAGTTCAATGGAATAACTAAAAAAGGTAGAGAATACTTGGCTAAAATTCAGGCAGAGAACAAGCCTATTAACTTTTCTAAGATTAAAATAGGTGATGGTAGACTAGATAACTATGATAACCCTGCTGAACTAGAGCATTTAATTAATCAAAAAGTTGATAAAGGAATATTAACTTTAAACCAGGAACATGACACAGTTATTTTAACTACTAACATTGATAATGTAAGTCTTAGAACAGGGTATTATCCAAGAGAAATAGGTGTGTTTGTTAACGATAACGGGCAAGAAATAATGTACTATTATATGAATGATGGAGATGAAACTTCTTGGATACCACCTGAGACAGATGGGCCTTTTAAGATAGAATTAAAGCTAAACTTAATAGCATCTAATGCTCAATCTATTGTAGTTGAAGGGGCTGGAAAAGGACTGTACATCACAAAAGAATTCTTAGAAGCTAACTATACACAAAATGGTGGCTATAAAGGAACAGCTCAAGAAATTGATGACAGAGTAGTTTCTGCACTTGGAAAAGAAGATGGGAAATTTCCACTAACTGAAGCAGTAAAGGGGAATG